TTACTGGCCGGGTTTCTTCTCGGAATTGGCAGCTCCTGAAAAATCTCCTGAAAAATCGAGCAGTTTTGCCGATTCAACGACCGGAATTTCGTGGTCGTAGATGTCCAGCATCTTGCTGTCTTTGTGGCCGCTGCTCTGCTGCTTGTCGGCTCGATTGCCCTTTGTGTCCGTGATGCCACGATGTTTGAGGCCGTGCAGGCTGAAGCGCTGATCTTCGGTGATCACTTTCTGCAAGATCGCGGCTTTGATCATTTTTTGCCATGCGGTATCCAGGCCGTCTTTTGAGAGTTGTTCGCCGCCTTCGGCAATGAAGATAGGGCGAAGCTCTGGTTTCATCGGGACTGGCTTGCCCTTGTTGCGTTTGCTCGACAGGATCTTCGCTCGAAGTTCCTTGGCTGTGGTCCAGGCGGCTTTCAGCTCAGGTGTCCAACGAACTATGTTGTCGCGGCTACCCTTGCGGCGATTGGTCAAGATGCCTTCGGCGTGTTCGTTCGCATCCGTCAGCGTCAGGGCTTCAATGCCACGTAGCCGGCACGCATAGGCAATGGTCATGAGCGGTGCCAAGTATGGAGGGCCACTGCCCTTCGCGCGCGACTGCAGCAGGCCTCGCTGGTACGCGAAGTTGATCACGGCGAGCATGGCGACGCGTTCCGGCATGTTGTGTTGTTTGCGCTCCTTCGCTCCAGCCACACCTTCGGCAGGATTGGTCAAGCAGTGGCCATGCTGCCGGCCCCACGCAAAAAGCAGGCTGAGATAGCGTTTGAGGTGGTTGGCCTTGGATGGCATGCCGCGAATTGCATCATCAGCGCCTGGCTTGCTCGCTGGCTTGCCCTTGGCGATAGATTCAACAAGCCTTTGAATGATGGCGGTAGTGAGCTTGTCGGCGATGAGCGTAGTGAAGGCAGCGCCGGACTTCGTTTTGATATCTCCAAGTGACTTGCCGTAACGCGTGTAGTCTTTCTGGGTTATGGACGCCAGACCTTTGAAGGTAGTGCTGTCTTCGTAGGCTTCAATCAGCGCGCCGACTGAGCCGGCAGCGTTGCGCCCAGAACGTTGCTCCATGATGGCGAAAAGATCAGAGAGACGTGCGTGTGGGCCGGCAACTACTGTGGTCTTTACGCCGAAGCCATCAGGGTGTTTGTCGCGCACATACCAGCGTCCACTCCCGCTCGGGTCCCAATAGAGGTTCGTCGGGAGCTTGTGGTAATCCTTCGCTATGTGCTGCGGTACATTCGGCGGCAGCTTCCGTGGACGACCTCGCGCCATGGTCAAAATACCTCGTGGGTACTATAGGTTCCCGTGTCATTCGCGGCCGAGGATAGCCCAAGCGCATTGTTGAGGGCCTCGGTGGTCGTCCAGATGCCGCCCTTGGCATCGTACTTGTAGCGAATGTGATGCTTGCGCGCCCACGATTCCACAGTTGAAAGCAGGGGCTTTTCCCCCGGCTTGCAGAGTTCCTGCAGATCCTCGAATTGAAGGATGCTTTCACCGATCATATGCTTGTGAGCCCTCCCGCAGCGGAGGTCCATGCCTGTTGATCACGCATCGCTCGCCTCTTGCGGGCCGTCCGTGTTGCACTTCAGGCACTCCCAGCCATCAAGGCCCGGGTACCAGCCCTGCGCAATCGCCTCGTCCATATCCTGCGTTTCGTGCTGCCGCTGGCAAAGCTCGCAGATGATGCGGTCCATCACTTCACCCCCTGCGGGCGGGCGGCGAGAACTGCAGCCCAAGCGTCCTGCGATACGCCATCGCAGTGCTGATAGAAAGCGCGCGCCATGTTTACAGTCATATCCACCGGCACCATCACGAACCCCTCCGGCGCGGCGCGCAGGGCGGCGGTGATTGCGCGGATTGCACGGTGCTCCATCTCCGTCAGCATTGCTTCGCGGCGGATGCAATCGGGAACGTGCGTGATGCCGTCGCGCTCATACTCCTGCGCCAACAACTCCCTGGCGCGCTGCTGGTCATCCATTTGCACCCTCCTTCTGCAGCTTTTTCAGCAGGCGGCACAGGTCGTTCACCGACCCCGGATTGATGACGATGTGGCGGCCCTCCTGCTCCAGTACGATCTGGCCGCCGCCATCCACCGATGCGCCGATGGCGATCTCGTTGAACCCGTTTTCATCGGTGGCCTGAAACAGCACGTGCGCATTGTCGAATAGGCGCGTGATCATTCCGACACCCCCGCGCCGTGGCTGGTGGGCTGCTCGGGCCGGTTTTGTTGGCATTTCTCGCACCAAGCTGGTTTATGCACCTGGTCAATGCGGACGAGCCAATAGCCGGAGCGGTTGACCATGTGTTGCGAGGATCGGCCCTTCGGCTCATAGCCGCACAGAGAGCGCATGGTGTTCTTCGGCAAGAGGTGGATTTTCGTGCCGCCCTTGCCGCGTACAAAGCGCAGGCCGTCCGGCGTCTCTGTGATGTGTCCGCTCATTCCCCCACCTCGGCGCCGATGGCCTGCATTGCTGCGTCGATGGCGGCATCGAAATCGTCTGCCGTGTCGGGTTTGAGTTGGCGTTGGGGAGGGCTGGATGATCAGCTGCTGCCTTTCGCGCGCGATGACGCGCACGGCCGACATGACGGCCGAGGGCCGCGAGGCCGAGATCAACCGTTTGCCCGATGAGTGCCCAAGCCCAGGCATCTGCACAACGGGTATGGGTTGCCGAGCCTATGTGGTCTCGGTGATTGGCAATGAAGCAGTACGCAGGCGTGATGTGTGCGAGGCACGCGGCTACATACGGCGGGGTATCACGACGCCGGCGAAGGTGAACCAGTTGATAGACGACATGACGAAGCGGCGCGGCGTTGTTGCTGCCGAGCGGCTGCGCGCGGACATGCGCGAGGAATGGTTGAAGCGGGGCAAGTGGATGGTCGGGAGGCACTCATGATGCTGCTTCCCGCGCGTCGCTTCCCCCGCACCCCCGGTTCATTTGAGGCAGCCTTTGCGATTGCGGAGGTCCTTGCGATGAGGCGTGGCTGGCTGTCTGAACACGCGCACCAGAAGCGGGTCCTCCCCCCCCTTGGCGTCATGCGGGTAGCGGAGCCGCGAAATAGGGGTAGTCAGTGGCTTGCTAAGTTACTGAAATCGCGCATGTTTCCTGCGAGCCGGTTTGCTGGCTGGGCGAATCCGCAATTCGTACCGCAAAGCGCGGGCAGGCCGGGCAAGGCATGAACGCGAGCAACTATGGCGACGTCTGCCGCCAGCTTGCTGCTGCCGGCCTGGTCATTCCCTCCGGCGGGCTGCGTATCACGGGCAAGCCGGTACGCGTGCTGGTGGTGGACGGTGGCCGCGAGAAGCGCGGCTGGTACCTGCTCAAAGAGTGGGCGCCTTCCACCGACCGGCTGCTGTTGGTGGGCTCGTTCGGTATCTGGCATGGCAATGACAACGGCGCGCATAAAGTTGCAATGCCCGAAGACGATGGTGGACGCATCACGCCCGAGCAGGCTGCAGCCATGCGCCGCGTGTGGGCAGATGCGGCGAAGGCTGCTGAGAAGCAACGCAAAGAAGAAGCCGAGGCGGCGGCGGTGCGCGCCACGAAGGCCTGGGCGCGGCTGCACCTCGATGGTGAATCACCGTATTTGCAGCGGAAGGGCGTACTCGGCTACGGCCTGAAGTTCACGCAGAACAACACGGCCGTGGTACCGCTGGGCGATATCGCCGGCAAGATCCACGGCCTGCAGTTCCTTCGCTCAGCGCAACAGGCCGAGCAGGGCAAGCGGCCGGAAAAAGAATTCTGGCCGGCGGGCCTGATCAAGAAAGGCCACTTCCATCTGCTCGGCCACACGCCGCATTGGATTGTGCTGATCGCCGAAGGCTACGCCACTGCCGCATCACTGCATGCAGCCACTGGCTACCCAGTTGTGTGCGCATTCGATGCGGGCAACCTGCAGCCGGTGGCCGAGGCAATACGCAAGCGCTACAAGCTGGCGAAGGTGCTGATCTGCGCCGATGACGACATCCTGGGCAAGTGCCGCAACAAAGAATGCCGCGCACGCATTGCGCTGCCGCTGCATCCGGTCAACTGCCCGGAATGTGGTATGTCGCACGGCTACAAGAACGCAGGTATCGAAGCGGCCAGCACCACGGCCATGGCTGTCGGCGGCGAGTGGATGCCGGTGCGCTTCACCAATGCTTACGAGCGCATCGAGCGGTATCTCGCAGGCAAAGGCAAAGACAGCGACTTCAACGACCTGCACGCGCTGGAAGGGCTGGCAGCAGTCGGCGGCCAGGTGCAAGCCCGCCTCTCGGAACTCAAGTGGGCCCCCCCAGCACTGCGCGCCGTTTCCTCCTCCAAGCCGGGGGAGAGGGGCGGCAAGCTCAAGCCCATTCAGAACCTCGATGAACTGTTGCGTCGCTACTCGCTGATTTACAGCGGTGGCGGCGCGGTATTCGATCACGATGAGCACTGCCTGCTGCCCATCGCCGACATGAAGAATGCGTGCGTGCGGCCGGAGCTGCACAAGGCGTGGATGGAGCATGCAGATCGCGACATCGTGCGGCCCACCGAAGTGGGGTTTGATCCGGCGTGCGAGGACAAGACTGTTACCTGCAACCTGTGGGGCGGCTGGCCGACAACGCCGGTGCCGGGTAAGTGCCAGCGCCTCATCGAGCTGCTGCAGTACCTGTGCAGCGAAGAGCGCAACAGCCGCGAGCTGTTTCAATGGGTGCTGCGGTGGTGTGCATATCCCATCCAACACCCCGGCGCGAAAATGAAATCCACTGTCGTGGTGCATGGGGGCCAGGGCGCGGGCAAGAACATGTTCTTCGAAGCGGTGATGTCACTGTACGGCCAGTACGGCAGCATCCTCGACCAGAACGCGCTGGTGGACAAACACAACGATTGGGCAAGCCGCAAGCTGTTCTTGATCGCAGACGAAGTTGTCGCCCAGGCGCATCGCTTCGAGCAGAAGAACCTGCTCAAAGTGCTTGTTACCGGCACCAAGATCCGCATCAACCCGAAGCACATCGCGGCATACGATGAGGTCAACCACCTCAACCTGGTGTTCCTCTCGAACGAACAGATGCCGGTAGTGCTGGAAAAGGATGACCGCCGCCACTGCATCATCTGGACGCCACCCAAGCGTGAGCCGGAATACTACCGGGCCATCATGGATGAGCTGGCCAACGGTGGCCTTGAGGCATTCCACGATTACCTGTTGAACGTAGACCTGGGTGATTTCGATACCGGCACGCTACCGCCGCGTACCAAGGCCAAGGACGATCTTGTCCAGCTTGCCCAGGACAGCCCGGTGGACTTCATCGAGGCGCTATCCGCGTGGGAGATCCCACCGATGAAGCCCATGCCGGGGCTCACTGAAGAATGGTTCCAGGTCTACCAGCGGTGGTGCGCCAACACAGGCGTCAAGCCCGCGTCCATGAAACGCTTCGTCAGCACGCTGGAGAAGCGCTGCAACATCACCACCACCCGCAAGGGCCACCAGCAGCTCATGCGTATCAGCAACCCGCTGTCCACGCTGCTGTTCGGCCACCGAGCGCCCGAGGGGCAAGTGGAGTCCGCATGGCTTGGCGAACAGATCCTCGCCATGCGCAACCGCAAGAACGACTACTTCAACGGCAATCGCACCGATGCCGACAGTTGGCAGGAGCGCGAAACCGAATTCCCGGGAAGTGGGCCATGACTTCGCACCCCTGTAATTTGCGCTTGCCGGCAAACTTGCCGGGTTGTTTGCGGGCAGAAACCACGACACAGCTACGTCTCTGCGGCATTGCGGCTTTCTTGCGCCCTGCCTCGTGTGCGCGTATGCGTGAACTGCCGTCCTCCCTCGCGCTCACACCCGCGCCCGCACGGGGAATGTGCCCGCAGACCCGGCAATGCCGCAGAGACGTAGGCGCGGCGCGGGTTTGCGCATTTCGCGTCCCCGCAACGCATCCGACAAGCGCGCCCGAATGCCGCAGAGCGCCCGCTCTCGCGTGCGCAGGGGGTCTCTACCCCTCAAATCAAAAAAATTTGAAGAAGGTGAAACATGGTTGAGGGTGCGGTGGAGACGCTGGGCTTCCGCGAGTTTGCGACACACATGGGCTGGCGCCCGGGCTACGTCACGGAGCTGCGCAAGGCTGGCCGCCTGGTGTTGAGCGAGGACGGTCGCCGTGTGCTGGTGCAGGCCTCCATCAATCGCATCAACGGCACCCGCGACCCATCCAGGGAAGGCGTGCGTGAGCGCCACGCAGCGGCGCGTGCGGCGCAGGCGGGTGAGCTTGGGGTACTGGGCGCGCGCGACATCCACGGCGGCACGAGTGGCGCGCGTGTGGCGGCCGGGGCTGCTGGTGCCGATGATGAGCCTGACGACGATATCGGTGCCAGCATCAACAGCCCGCATCAGCTGCGCCGTGCCAAAGCGCTGGCCGACAAGGAAGAAGCCAACGCCCGCAAGGTGCTGCGCGAGGAAGCTCAGGAAATGGGCCAGCTGCTGGTTCGCGATGAAGTTGTCGCCGTGGTCGCCGAGGCAGTAGTCGAGCTGCGCCGCAAGCTGGAACTGCTGCCCACCACCATTGCCGCCGCGCTGGCGGCTACCGATAGCGAAGAGGACGTCCGCGCCCTGCTGCGCGACAACATCGAGGCCGCGCTCGATGCCGCGTCGAAGAAGTTCTACGCGCTGGGGCGTAAGGCATGAACGCCGCCCTTGCCCCGAGCCAGTACGCCGAAGCGCTCACCGAGATCGGCCGCGCCATCGGTCGCGCCATCGCGCCACGCAAGCACATGCGTGTCAGCGAGTGGGCGACGGAGCATCGCGTGTTGTCGTCGAAGGGCAGCAGTTCACCGGGCGAATGGGACAACACCCGCAACCCGCTGCTGGTCGAGGTGATGGACTGTTTCAGCGCCCGCAGCGGCGTGCATGACGTGGTAGCCCAGTTCCCCATCCAGTTCGGCAAATCGGAGACGGAAACCAACATCCTCGGCTACACAATGTGCGAGAACCCGATGCCGATCATGGTGGCGCTGCCTGGCGAAATCTCCGCGAACAAGTGGATCGACCAGAAGCTAAACCCGATGATCGAATCCACCAAGGCCGTGCAGCATGTGCTCACCAGCACCAACAGCCGCGAGTCATCCAACCGCCGTTCGTTCAAGGATTTCGAGGGCGGCCAGCTCTACATCGAACATGCCGGCAACCCGGTGCGCCTCAAGAGTACGTCGGTGGGCCTGTTGCTCGCGGACGAATTTTCGAGCTTCGCCAGCGAACTTCGCAGCGGCGATGACCCGGACGAAATGCTGGATGGCCGCACCTCCGCATTCCCAAGCACGTACAAGCGCTTCAAGGTTGGCACCCCAGAAATCGCCGGCTTGTGCCGTGTCTCGGAACTGTTCGACGTATCCGACCAGCGGCGCTGGCACTGGCCGTGCCCGGACTGCGGTCACGAGCAGCCGTTCGAGTGGGGCGGACTGCAGTGGACGCCGGATCTCAAACACTGCTGGTACGTGTGCCGCGAGTGCGGTGTCGTCATCGAAGAACACCAGAAGACCCGGCTGATCGCCGCCGGCCACTGGGTGGCCGGCAACCCTGGCGCGGCTACGCGCGGCTATCACGCCAACTGCCTGTACTACCCCATGGGCCTTGGTCCGCGCTGGTTGGAACTGGCGCAGCGCTGGGTGCGCGCCCAGGGCGACATGGCGAAGCTCAAGACCTTCATCAACGACCGCCTCGCCGAGCCGTGGGAAGACAAGAGCACCGCCAAAGCCAAGCCGAATCTCATCAAGGACCGCCTCGAGGTCTACCATCTGCGCGAAGCGCCTATCGGTGTCCTCGCCATCACCGCAGGCGTGGATACGCAGGACAACCGCCTGGCCGTTACCATCCTCGGCTGGGGGCGCGGCATGGTCGCCTGGGTGCTGGACTACGTGGAGCTGGCTGGCGATCCGGCCGAGCTGGAGGTGTGGGTCAAGCTTACTGATCTGCTCAACCGCGGCATTGCCCACATCAGCGGCGCCATCCTCCCGGTGGAGGCTACCTGCATCGACGCCGGCGGCCACCGCACCGAATACGTCAAGCACTACTGCCGGCAAAAGCTGATCCGCCGGCCCATGTGCATCTTCGGCGCCAAGCCCAACAACGCTCCCGTGCTCGGCCGTCCCAAGCTGGAGGACGTGAACTACAAGGGCAAGCTCGACAAGAAGGGCGTAACCATCTACCAGGTCGGCACCGTCAACATCAAACAGTGGTTCTTCCCGCGCCTGGGCGGTGATGCCGACCGCGTACCGGAAGCGCGCCTCATCCACCTGAGCGAAGATCTCGACGACTTCTACATCAACGGTCTGGTCAGCGAGAAGTTCAACCCGAAGACCGGCCGCTATGAGCCAATCCGTGGCGGTGTCCGCAACGAACCACTGGACACCTTCGTCTACGCCTACGCCGCCGCCCATCACCAGGATCTGCGTCTCCACCGCCAGAGCGCGGCCGACTGGGATATGCGCGAGCGTCGCATCATCGAACTGGCCGGCGATCAGTGGACGCGTGTTTCCCGTGAAACACAACATGCCTCACCCGCTGACGACGTTTCCGGAAATAGCGTTTTCCGTGAAAGATCGACGACAGGGTCGGCGTCGAAATCGATGCATGAAACCAGCGTTTCCCGTGAAACATTAGCAGAGGCCGTGCAGCCCCCTGCGCCCGTCGCGATGTCGGTTCGTGCCGCCCTCGACGCCATCGTCTGCATCGTGGAACGCGAGCCGGCCGTGGTCGCTATGCCCGAACACATCGCTGCTTGGTCGGGCGCGGTCGGTGGCACTGCGGAAGAAACTTACGTCCTGAACGAGCTGTTCCTGGTCATACATAGCGCGGAGCAGGGCACTCCCGTCGCCCGCGCGGTCCCGGCCAGCCTCCACTCCCGCGCTGTCGAAGTGCTGCGCGGGAAAGCCCAGACTCAACGCCCGCGCCGTTTCGTGCGTGGCACCCGCCATCACGGCCAGCGCTAGGAGTGCGCCCAATGAACCATCACACCCAACCCGCGCCAGAATTGCAGATGCTGCTTTGGGCAGGCGCCTTCGAAGCATCCGGTGCGCCAAAATACATTGAAGGCCACCGCAATCCCTACGTGGCCCGCATCGAGCGCATCGTCCAGCGCATGGAGTGCCAGGGCCGCTGGAAGGAGGCCGGCGTGTTGCGCGCGGAATGCCTCCTGCTTGATCGGCCAGAACAAGAGCGAATCGCCTTCGTTGCCCGCTTCAATGTGGAGCTGAAACGTTCGGCCTACTACTCCTATCTGAAATCGGCGCGCGCATTCCTGGATGGGGCAATGCCCATCGAGCCGTTGTGGGAGACGCTTGTTGTGCAGAAAGACTGCGGCGATCACGGGCTGTCGCGGTCGATCCTGGCGGCGTCGTGTCCGAACCTTCTCGACCGCAGCAGCTTCAGGCACGAACTCGGTGTCGGCGACTACGTCCACGGCAACGCCCCGCGCGTGTACTGCACCTGTGGCTGGGTTGGTCCGGCCGGTGCGGATGATGAAGCGGCGGTACTGGCCCACAATGCCGGGGCGGGTCTTGGCCTGGTGCCGGTATCCGAATGGGTGCGATTCAACTATGCGTCGCCTTGTGAAGACGCGGAGCTGCTCTGATGCGCGGTCGCCGACTGCAGGTGCTCCAGCAGCTGGAGCAGGGTGAGGCAAGTGCCGACGACATCAGCAAGACGCTGGATCTTGATCGCGCAACAGCGGCTGCCGTTCTCAGTCACTTGTTCAAGGATGGCTATGTGGCCAGACGCACGTTGCCGCAGAGCGGGCGCGGTCGGCCCCGCAACGCCTATCGGGTGAAACTGCCAGGAGCGGACAATGACGAATAACGCGACATGTGCAGGCCAGCGGCCCTTGGTCTGGCGATTCGTCTGGAAGGACGGCCGCAGCTCCGGCTGGCGGAATATGCCGGCGCGCAAGGTCAAACCCAGCGATGGCGGTGCGTGCATCGAATTTGCCTATACGGCTTGCGTCTGTTGCAGCGCGTTTCCCGTGAAACATGATGCCTCCGGCCAAGGTGAGGAACGGCGGTTTGAACCGTTCATGCAGACAGTTATCGACCGCTGCAGCAGCGCACTCGCGACGCCGTCCAAGTGAGCCCGTGAATTTGCAAGCCTTAGTTGTTGCGTCCGCACGCGATATTTCCAGAATGAGGTAGCGGCAGGGTTCGCCGCTATCAACCCCGCCACTGCGCGGGGTTTTTTGTGCCCCGGCCAACCGACTGGAACCCATGGCCGATCTCAAGACACAACTCGAAGAAGCACTTGCAGTTCGCCATGCGTGGCGCACGGGCAAGACGCGCACCGTGTTTGTCTTCGGCGACCGGCGCACCGAGTATTCGGTTGAAGGCATGAAGCAACTGGATGCGTACATCGCACAGTTGCGCCGCGAACTGGCCGGGCCTGCCGCCCGCCGCTCACGTGTCACCTACGTGGTGCCGCACTGATGGGTACCGCAGCAACTGCCCGCGAGCGTTTACATGGTGCCGTGCAGTTGGATCGCGCCGTGCGCGCGGCCGTGCGCGCGGCCGTGCAGCAGGCGGACGGCCCCAGTGCATCCATGCCAGCCGTGCAGGAAACAAGGCACCGTGGTGCCTCGCGCATGCTGCGCAGCATGTCGTCGTGGAATCCAGCCGCCGGCAGCCCTCGCAGTGACAACCCGCGCTATGAACTGAACGTGCTGCGGGCGCGCAGCTTCGATGCCATCCGCAACTCGCCAATCGCTCGCGCCGCCATCGTTCGCAGCCGCACCAGCGTGGTGGGCACCGGCCTGATGTGCCGCCCGTCAGTAGATTTTGAAGCGCTTGGCATCAGCCAGGAGCAGGGTGAGGAATACAACCGCATCCTGCGTACGCGCTGGGAGAGCTGGGCGGAAGATCCTGCCGAGTGCGACATCGAATCGTCCTTCGACATTTACGGCTTGCAGTCGCTGAGCCTGATGTCGGCCATGGCCGGCGGTGATGTATTCGCGCTCACACCCGGTGAAGTGCGTGCCGGTGGCGTAGTGCAGTTGAAGGTGCAGCTCATTGAGGCTGCCCGCATCAGCAATCCCAACGATGCGGGCGACACGCCAACATGCAGCGACGGCATTGAAGTGCGCGGCGCAACGCCCATGGGCTGTTGGGTGCGCAGCACGCATCCCGGCGACAACAGCGGCATGGCTGCGCCCACGTGGGCGTATTACGCGTTCCATGGCGGTGCCACGGGGCGCCGCCGCGTGTTGCAGGTATGGAACGACAAGGAACGCCCGGGCCAACTGCGCGGTGTGCCGTACCTGGCGCCGGTGCTGGAGCCTCTCAAGCAGCTCGACCGCTATGGCGATGCTGAGCTGATGGCAGCCGTCATCAGCGCCATGTTCACCGTGTTCATTGAACGTGCGGGCGAAGGCGAGACCGACGAGAACGGCAGCCCGCTTCCTGTGCTGGATGACCCGGCAGACGATGGTTCCGTTGCACTTGGCAATGGTGCCGTGGTGGATCTCGCGCCCGGCGAAAAGGTACATGACACCAACCCCGCGCGGCCCAACGTCAACTTCGATCCGTTCTTCACCGCTGTTGTGAAGCAGATCGGCGCCACGCTGGAAATCCCGCTCGATGTGCTGCTGCTGCAATTCAACAGCAGCTACTCCGCCGCCCGTGCCGCCATGCTCGAAGCGTGGCGCTTCTTCAATTTGCGCCGCTGGTGCCTGGTGCAGCAGTTCTGCCAGCCGCTCTACGGCCTGCTGCTTGATGAAGAAGTTGCCGCCGGCCGCATCAGCCTGCCCGGCTATGCCGATCCAATCCGTCGCCGTGCCTGGTCGCGCTCCATCTGGATCGGCCCTGCTAAGGGCTCGATGGATGAGGAAAAGGAAGCGCGTGCCGCAAAGCTTCGCATCGAGAACGGCACCAGCAACGAAGCCATGGAAACCGCTGCGTCCTCGGGCGAGGACTGGGCCGGCGTCATCGCGCAGCGCGCACGCGAAGTGAACCTGCGCCGCGACTACGGCTTGCCGGTTCCGCAGCAGCGAACGGCAGCGGCGCCGTCCGCGGCTTCGGCGGATGACGAAGGTGAAGCAGGCAACGACAAGAGGAACAACCAATGAGCAAGGCATTTGAGCTTGCTGCGTCCCAGCCGTGGCTCATCCAGCGCGAGGCGCTGGAAAACGTGCTCAACATTGCGCAGCGCTACGGTGACCCCGAAGCCCTACAATCGCGCATGGGCCGGCCGTTGGACAACGCACGGCACGTAAGCGTGCGCGATGGCGTGGCCATCATTCCCGTCACTGGCCCGGTGTTCCGTTACGCCAACATCTTCACCGAGATCAGTGGCGCCACCAGCACGCAGGTGCTTGCTACCGACATCCAGGCCGCACTGGACAACCCGTATATCAAGGGCATCGTCCTTGATTTCGACACCCCGGGCGGCACCGCCACCAGCATCAACGAACTGGCCGACATGATCGCCGCCGGCACTGCCATCAAGCCCATCACCGCATACGGTGGTGGGTTGGTTGCATCAGCCGGCTATTGGCTTGCATCTGCATGCAGCGAAATCGTCATCTCCGAAACCGCACTGCTCGGTTCCATCGGCGTCGTCATGTCCTACCAGGACACCAGCGAACGCGATGCAAAGACCGGCGTGCGCAGTATCGAAATCGTCTCCAGCCAGTCGCCCGACAAGCGCATTGACCCCGCCACCGATGACGGCCGCAGCAAGGCTCAGGTGATGGTGGACGCGCTGGCAGAAGTGTTCGTGTCTGCCGTCGCAAAGAATCGCAGCGTGACCGCCGATACCGTGCTTGCCGATTTCGGCAAGGGCGGTGTGTTGGTGGGCGCCTCAGCAGTAAAGGCCGGCATGGCCGACCGCATCGGCTCACTTGAGTCCGTGATCGCCGAACTGGCCGGCTCTGCCAGCAAATCCACGAGGAACAAGCCCATGGGTAACACCAAAGGGCAGGTCACGGTTTCGACCACCGACGACCTGCGCAAGGCCCTGGCTGCGGGTCATTCCGCCGACCAGATCATCATCGCAAGCAACGACGATGCGGTAGCCACCGCCCGTGCCGCAGGTGTGGAAGAAGGCCGCGCTGCCGCTACCAACGAAGCCGTCGCCGGTGAACGTACCCGCATTGCGGCCATCACGGCGCTCACCCGCAAGGGCTTTGAAGCACAGATGCAGGCGGCCATCGACGGCGGTGCAACGCCCGAGGCGTTCGCTATGTCACTGCTGAAGGCCGCATCGGATCGCGGCATCACCCTGGATGCCATCAGCGCCGACACCCCGCCGGCTGCGGCGCACGCCCGCCCGGCCGATGCCGGCAGTGCGGCGGTCGCAACTCACCGCCTCAGCACGCGCGACGTGTACGCCCGTCGCGCGGCCGCAACCGCCAAGTAAGGGCACATACTCATGAACGAACAGACCGAGAAGAATCGCACTGGCGATTTCCTGCTGTCCGAGGGCAACGGCAGCTATTCGCGCGAGAACATCATCGTCGCCAGCGGCCAGAACCTGGAGGCCGGCACCGTGCTTGGCACCATCACCGCCAGCGGTGAAGCCGTTGGGTTGGACCTTGCTGCTGATGATGGTAGCGAAGTGGCCACCGGCATCCTGTGGGCCAACACCAACGCCACCGATGCGGATACCGCCGCCGTGGCCATCGCGCGTGCCGCCGAAGTCAAGGCGGATGCGCTCATCTGGCCGGCCGGCGTCACCGTGCCGCAGAAAACTGCCGCGATTGCACAGCTCGCCGAGCTGGGCGTCGTCCTGCGCTGATCCAAGGAGCCAATCCCATGCAGCAGATGTCCGATGTATTCAATGGCGACGCCTTCAGTGTCGTTTCCCTTACCGATGCCATCAACAACCTTCCGTTCGTTCCCGGCCGCGCTGGCGAGGTGGCTGGCTGGCAGGAAGAAGGCGTACCCACCACCAGCATCGCCATTGAAGAAAACAACGGTGAACTGAAGCTGGTCAATCCGTCGCCGCGTGGCGGCCCGGGTGAGCCTGCCACCAGCGGCAAACGTAAAATGCGCCAGTTGGTCATTCCGCACTACCAGGTGGATGACTTCATTGCCGCCGATAGCGTGCAGGGTGTGCGTGCGTTCGGCACCACCAACCAATTGGAAGTGTTGCAGGATCGCGTCAGTTCTAAGTTGCAGCAGCATGTGAGCTGGAAGCTCGACCCCACGCTGGAGTATCAGCGCGTTGGTGCGTTGAAGGGTCTCATCCTCAATGCCGATGGCACCACGCTCTACAACCTGTTCACCGAGTTCGGCGTGGCGCAGGAAGCCGAAGTCAACTTCAAGCTGACTGAGGCCAATCCGGTTGCCGGAGAACTGCGCGAGAAGTGTGCGCAGATTGTACGCAAGATCGCCAACAACCTTGGCGGCATTGCAGTGCGCACCATCTTCGCCGAGTGCGGTGATGACTTCTTCGACGCGCTGCTCAAGCACCCGGATGTGATCGAGTCCTACAAGGGCACGCCGATGGCACAGGTGCTGCGCGGGGGCTATGTCACCCCGAGCGGGACGGTCTACGGTGTGTTCGAGTTCGGCGGCATCATCTTCGAGAACTATCGAGGCAAGGTCGGCGATACCAGCTTCATCGACACCAACGCCTGCCACATCTTCCCGGTTGGCGTGCCCGGCCTGTGGCGCACCGTGTACGCCCCAGCGGACTACGAAGAAACCGTCAACACCATCGGCCTGCCGCGCTATGCCAAGCAGTACCCCACTGCGAACGGCAAGGGACGCCACCTGGAAGCGCAGATGAACGCCCTCAACTACTGCACCCGTCCCAAGGTGTTGATCAAGGGCAAGAAGGCGTGAGTAACGCCCACCACCGCGCACATGAAAGGCGGGATGCCGTGCGCGGTGGTGGGGCTTTGAACCGGATACAGGGGGCATACCGTGGGCATGCGAGAACTGGCCGAGATGGCGACTGACGCAACAATTGCAACCGCTGCGAACAAGGTCACCGTCTTCGGCGGTGGTGCCGTGTTTCTGATCGGTGGCCTCACTGTCAACGAAGTGGCGGCCTTGGGTGGTCTCGTGCTCGCAGCGGTGTCGATGCTGATCCAGATGCTCTACACGCGTCGCTCCAACAGGCGGCAGGAAGCGGCCGATGAGCGCCAGGCGGCTGCTGATGAGCGGCAGCGCATCTCAGATGCGGCGCGTGAAGTGCGTGAACTTGAAGAGCATGCCGTGCGCATGGCCGTGCTGCGCAAGAAGGGAGAGAGCAATGTCTGATAAGGCACCCACGGGCCGCGTTGGGCTAGTGTTTGGCTCGCTGCTCATCGTAGCGTTCCTGTCGCTGTGGGAAAGCAGCGGTAATCTGATCACCACTGTCTTTGCGGACAAGTTGGCCGGTGGCTTGCCCACGGTTTGTGATGGCCTCACGCGGCATATCACCAGTACGCCCATTGTGGTGGGTGAGCAATGGAGCGTGGAGAAGTGCGAAAGCGAGCAGCGCGCTGCGCTCATCATGGTGCAGCGGCAGTTGTTGAAGTGCTTCACTCGCACGCCGCCGCAAAGCGTATTTGACGCGGCTACTTCGCATGCCTGGAACATGGGCGCTACAGCCACCTGCGGCAGCGTGGCCATGCAGCACTGGAACAAGGGCAGCTGGGCAATTGGTTGTAACCGACTGGCCATCGATGCCGATGGTCGCCCGGTGTGGAGTTACGTGCGCACGGGGCGAACCCTTCCCAATGGCAAGGCCGAAATGCGCTTCGTGCAAGGGCTGGCCAATCGCAGGCAGGCAGAAGTGAAGTTGTGCACCGCAGGTGTCGAATGATCATGCGCATCATCACCGCCATCATCTTGGTTCTGGTTGCTGTGGTTGTGTGGCAGCGCGGTAGCGTCTCCATCGCCCACCGTGCCGCAGACAACGCCACCGCCGCCCGTGACGCGGCAAATAGCGAACGCGACAGCGCACGTGCAGAGTTGGCCCAGGCCAACACTGTCATAGCCACCGAGCGTGCCAACGCCGCCAAGGCGAACGCGCTGGCCGCTCAATACGAGAAGGACAAAGCCGATGCGCAAACTGCATCTGATCGTGTCGTTGCTGGTCTGCGTGATGGCAACCTCCGGCTGCACCAGCGTTGGCAAGCCGCAGTCGCTACCAGCGAACTGTCCGCAGCCACCGCAGCCGCCGCCCTCGCTGATGACGCCGCAGCAGACCGCGCAGAAAGTGCGGGCCGAATTATTGGAGCCGCAGCTGCCTGCGACGCGAAAGTAGCAGGTCTTCAGGCCTTCGCGCGTTTGTGTGCTGCTGGGGGTGTGCAGTGAGCTTCGATCACAGGGATATCGCCGCCATGCACGCAGATCTCTTCGATGAGTTCGGGTGCGATGGCAAGGTATCGCGAGCCGGTGCCCAGGCAGTGCCGGTGCGGCTCATCATCAATCGCGCGGCCTCCCGCATCGGCGACTACGGCCAGGTGGTGGGTCGCATGACTACGGCCATCTTCATGCGTGCGCAGTGGTCGCCCGCGCAGGGTGACGTGGTTGTATGGGAAGACCAGGTCGGCGTGCACCAGCTGCCGGTGGAGAATCCGGGGCACGAGGACGACGGCTTTGCCGTCACGGCGGTGCTGCATGGCTGATCCGGTCCGCGTTAAAGCCATCGTCGAGCAGGTGCGGAATGAACTGGCCCGAATCACCGTCGACAACGGGTTCGTCACGGACCTGGGCAAGCACGTCAAAGCGGAGCGCAGCCAGGGCGGAATTCCCACCGAGCCTCAATGCACGGTGGCCATCGTAGCCAAGCGGGCAGGGGAGGTAGTCGGCTCGGTGGCCGTTGAGGGTGTGGTCGAATTCGTGTTGCCGGCAACGCTTAGCGGCGCACTCGGCACGGTGTACGACGGCGCGGACGATGTCGAACGCTTGTTCCATGCTATGGCCGACCGCCTGCAGGCAGGCGAGATGCTGGCCTGCGGCGCGTTGCTGCCTCTGTATGCCGGTACTGTGTTTCTCGACCGGCCGGAAGGTCTGCCGGTGGTCGCGGCGGAAGTCACCTTCACCACCGGATACCGCCGCTGATGGCCGCCACCGTCGCCGCCAATCGCGGGCGCACCACGGGGGTGGGTTTCGACCTGCAGGGTGCGCTGGATATCCAGCAGGCACTCACGCGGCTTGATGACCGCCTGCCGTGGCTGCAGGAGCGCGCGATCCAGACGCTGGCACGGCGCCTGCCGGTAGAAGCGCGCCGCGATATCCAGGCGGAATATAACCTGCCGGCTGCTCGCATCCGCGACAACCTGCGCTGCGCCGTCGTCGGCGGCAGCACCGCGCGTGCTGCGGGCGTTCGGCTGGTTGGCCAATGGAAACGCGGTATCGGCTTGCTGAATTTCAGCGGGCGCCAGGTACGCAAGGGCGTCAGCTACAGCGTGTACCGCGGCAGCCGGCAGCTGGAAGAAGGTGCGTTCATCGCCCGCATGTTGGGCGGAAATCCGCAAGCCGTCGAACGCTACGGCGACAGAGTGCAGATGAAGGCGGGCCGCTACAGGGGCCAGAAGCGTCAACGCGTCGAAGTGCTCTACCGCTCCACCGTCGCGCAGATGCTGGCTCAGGGGCGCCGGCCCGAACGACTGCTCGACTACGCCCGCTCAGTTCTTCGCAACGAAATGTCCCGCCTGCTCGCCAGCTACGACTACTGACCCACAACCAAGCCGGCGGTGCCGGCACCACCGGAGATTCACAAACATGAAAGACTTTTCCTTCCAGGGCCGCATCGAACTGGGCACCCGCCAGGCCGGTGGCAAGCCGACCAATCTGATCTGGGTCGGCGACCAGTCCTCGTGCGAAGTGCGCTTCAACACCGAGAACGCCGACCGCACTGAAACCTTCAGTGGCCAGCGTCTGCAGTCCGCGCGTATGCGCCAGTCCACCACCGTGGAGCTGAACCTCGTGCTGCGCTACGCCACGCCGCACAACCTGCAGCTGGGCTTGTACGCCACGCCGCAGAACGTCAGCGCCGCCTCGGTGGCTAGCGAGGTATTGCCCGAAGGGCTGATCGCCGGCTCGCGCATCGTGCTCGACAAACCGGCCAACGTGACCGATCTGGTGCTCACCGACTCCAACGGCTCGCCAGTCACGCTGGAAGAGGGTGAGGACTACCGCCTGGAGAGTGCACATAGCGGCATCATCCAGATCATCGATGTCAGCAGCCTCACCCAGCCGCTCAAGGCCGCGTACAAGCATGACGCGTTCACCGTGCTGCCGTTCTTCACCGCACAGCCGCCCGAGCGTTATCTGTACCTCAACGGCGTCAACACCGTCACCGGTGAGCGCGTGCGTATGCACCTGTACCGCGTGCAGTTCAACCCGTTCGACACCCTGGCTCTGATCAATCCGGAATTCGGCGAACTGCCGCTGTCTGGTAGTGCCATGTTCGATATCGAGACGGCCGAAGATCCGATGTTCGGTCCCTTCGGCCGTATTGAGCTGCCGGCGGAGGTCTGATGGCACGTCTTCTGAACAGCGCTCCCGCCGCCGCGGCGAAACCCTCTGCCGGCCCCGCGCCGGCAGAGGGTACGCCCGTGCTCAACCCGGACATCACTCTCCCGCTTGGCGGCGAGCAGGTGACCGTTCGCGAGTACAGCTTCTTCGAAGCGATGGGTGTGGTCTACACGGATCGCAGCTTTCTCGACGATTGCGTGGCCCTCCTGTCGGCCGCCGCACAAGACCCGTGGGAAGCCGTGCGCTCGCTGGTAGGCCGCCACCGGGGCTTCATCGTCGGTGCCATCGCCGCGGCCTGTGATAGGCCTGAATCGTGGGTGCTGGGCCTGGAGCCGCTTGAGCAGGATCGCCTGTTCTCCACCTGGTGGGCGGTAGACGGGCATTTTTTCGTGCAGGAAGCGGCGGTGGTACTGCGCAGCCGGCGGGTGGCGAGCCCCTCGACTGGGAAGCCGTCTTCTGCGAACTCGCCGCTGCCGGCTACGAAGGAGGAAGCATCACCCGACTCGGCCGTTGCACTCAGCGCCAGCTCGAGCTGATGCACGCGCAGCTGCAGCGGCATCGCTTGCAGCGCCGTGCGGACTTCATTGAAGACCTGTTGAACGGTCATGTGGAAACCAGGGAAGGGCTGAAACACGCCCTCAAACGAATCGAACAGCTGAGGAAGGCATAAGTGAATCGCGACTTCACCATGGATTTGCGCATGCGGGCGGATTTTGCGCAGGCCCGTCGCGAGATGCAGCAGACCAGCGCCCAACTGGAAAACACGGCCGAGACCGCCCGCGCGGCCACCGAGGAGCTGGATGCCGTAGGCAAGGGCGGTAACGGTGGCATGGCCCGCGCCCGCGAGCAGGATGCGGCCGCACAGGCCGCCTGGCTGCGTGCCAGCGAGGCAACTCGGAACGCGGTGGCGCAGGAGATCGGTCTGATCAGCCAGTTGCAGGAACGCCTGGACCGTGGCGCCGGCAGCTGGAACGACCTGGCCGATACCGAGGCCATGCTCGACAAGGCGATGGCGAAGGGGCTGGTCACTGCCGAGGAATACGACGAGGCGCTGGCCAAGCTCAACAAGAGCCATTCAATCCTGCAGCGCGGTACCGACGAGCAGAACAAGTCCCTCGATGGAACGATGGGGCGCTACGACAAGGCTAGCGCCCAGCTGCAGAAGCTGGCCCGCGATGAGCAGGCGTTGAAGAAGGCGCTGGACAGCGGCCGGATTTCCACTGAGCAGTACCAGCGTGCTACCGCCGCCCTGCAGGCCAAGCGCGCGCAGATCGTGGACGCTGGACAGCAGTCGTCGATGATGCGGCGGCTCAACCTGGAATCCGCCGGTACCCAGCGCAATCTCTCGCAGCTTGTGAGCTATGCCGCCACCGGCAATTGGCAGCTGGCCGGCAACCAGATCCTGCAGCTGGGCAATAGTGCGGGTGCGGCGGGTGCGCTGTTCAGCGGTTTGGGCGTGAGCGTTGCGGGCGCGACGGCTGTGGTTCTCGCTGCTGGTGCCGCCGCCTACCAGAGCTACACCGAGTACAGGGCGCTGGAAACTGCGCTGCTGGCGACGGGCAATGCGGCGGGTGTCACTGCGGGGGAACTAGGAAATATCCGTAATTCCATCGGTGATGCTGACGGCGAGTACGGCAAGGCGCAGCAGGCACTTCAGGGGCTTGCTTCATCCGGAGCGGTAGCGGAGTCCAGTCTTGAGTCGGCCGGAAGGGCGGCGGTAAATCTTTCTGAGCTGACAGGCGGCAGCATCGAGTCGATGACGGCCAAGGTCATCACCCTTGCAAAGTCCCCCGTGTCGGCCATGGCCGAGTTGAATGATAACTATCGATTCCTGACCCTGGAGGTCTACAACAATGTGCGCTCACTGGAAGACCAGGGCAGGGCACAGGAAGCGGCCAAGGTTCTCATTGAGGAACTGGATCGCGTCACGGCCCAGCGGGTTGCGACGATGCGCCAGAACGCGAGCACGCTCGAGGCCAAGTGGCATGACGTTGCCGCGGCGATCAAGGGCGCATGGCGGACTGCAAAAGACGTCTTCGACCAGAGCGTCGAAGGCGATATCCGGCGCGCGGAATGGGATCTGAATTTCCAGCTCTGGTCCAACGACGGCAAGGAGAACGACCGTTCAAGGCAGCGTCGCGCTGATCTTGAGCAGTTGCGTCAGCAGAAAGCGGTCACCGATGAGGCGGCCCGCGCAGAGGGGCGCCTGCAGGCGGTGCAGAGTGCTGGCATAGACGCGCAGCGGGACATCCAGGGAGTTCTGGATTCTGGTGCCTCGAAGGCGGCCCAATACTCACGTGAGGTGGTCAACCTTTCGAAGAAATTTGCGGCACTGCGTGAGGCGGCGTCAGCCGGAAACTCGGATAACCCGTTGCTCACCGATGTCGTGTTCGGTGCCGATGGCTCTGTGAGTGGGGGCGCCTATGACACGGCGCTTGCGCAGCTGAGGGAAAAATACAAGGATCGGAGTGGTGGTCGCGGGTCCGGCCGCTCGGCCAGGAGTGGCGTGGATCGGGTCGATGACGCAGCCAAGCGCGAATTGCAGAACCTTGCCCAACAGGTGGCGATGCTCGGTGAGCTTGAAGAGGGCGAGGCCAAGGTCAGCAACGCCGCGCGCATGCGCTACGAGGTCGAGGGAGGGCAGTTCAAAAATGCCAGCGGCCGGATGAAGGAGCAGCTGCAGGACTGGGCGCAGGCACTGGACTTCGAGCAGAAGCGCAAGGATGCCACCACCGCGCTGTACCAGGCCGAGGCGCAGATTGCGCAGCTGCAGGGCCGTGGCAAATCCGGCGAATATGAAAAGGTCAATCGGCAGCTGGAGCTGCAGAAGCGGAGCCTCGAGGAGATCGGCAACGCCGCTGGCGCGGCCGACATCGCCAAGCTGCTCAACCTGCGCGAAGCCAATGAAAACCTCACCGAGCTGCAGCGCAAATACAACGAAGTGATGAGCGCCATCCGCGGTGAGCAGGAGCGTATCAACTTCGAGCTGCAGGCCGGGATTATCACCGAATCCGATGCGCAGCAGAGGATCGTGGAGCTGTATCGCAACAAGCTCGGCACGCTGCGCGAGATCGTGCCGCAGATGCGTGCCGCCGCCGAAGCCCTGGGCAACCCTGACGCGCTGGCGAACGTTGAGGCCATCGAGCTCAAGCTGCGTGAAATGGCGGTCACCACCAACTCGCTGCAGCGCGCCGTGGGCAGCACGTTCCAGAGTTCGTTCAAGACCGCGCTGGTTTCGCTGGCCACCGATACCGATTCCCTGGGCGGCCTGGTGCGGAACTTCATGTCCTCGATGTCGAGCGGCATGGCCGAGTGGGCAGCGGACCAGCTCTCGCAGATGATGCGCGCCGGTTTGATGGACAAGCTGGCAAAGTGGTTCCCCAGCCTGTTCGGCACCGCCGAAGTGGAAACGCCCGAGTCGGCTGCGCTGGTCAATGCCGGCACGACCGTGGCCGGCGCGATCACCGAGGCCGGTGCCAGCGCTGCATCCGCAATTGCAGGCGCGGCAGTTGGCGGTACAGGTTTGCCGGCTGTGGGCGGTGTTGAAATTGGCCCCAGCGGCGTTGCCGACGCTGCGGCGCAGACGACGGACAACATCGCCAGCGCCGACAAGGCCGCCGACAAGCTCGCTCTTTCGGGCAAGGGCATCCAACTCGGGGCTATTGGCCTTGTGGGTGCTGCTGCCAACCTGGCCACTGCTGCGGGCGGCCTTTCACCCGGCGCCAACGCTGTGATTCAGGCAGCGGTGCAGCTGCTCACAGCTGCCATAGCTATGCGTGCGGCGAACTCGGCGAGCGGAATTGGGTTCGCAGGGGGCGGCTACACCGGTGACGGCGGTAAGTTCGTTCCTGCCGGAACAGTCCATCGCGGTGAGTACGTGATGCCGCAGGAGACGGTGAGCTATTACGGTTTGGAAACGATGCGCGCCATTCACCAGCACCGCGCCGCATTTGCTGCCATCCCTGCGCCGCGAGTAGGCGTAGCGTCGCCGCGCTTCCAATTCGCGGATGGTGGTTTTGCTGAGCGCGCGATGCCCGGCGCCGGGACCAGCATTGAGATCCTCAATTTCACCGATATCGAGCAGCTCGCGCAGCGCGTTGCCAATAGTGACCCAATGCGAAGGAGCATCGTCAACACCACGATTGAAGAGGGCGGCTCAATACGGGCGGGGTGGCAAGGATGAGTTTTTCCGCAGGTTCACCCGTTATCTGGCCGCGCCCGCCAGACTGGGGCAGCAGCGTCCGCGAGACGCTGGCCTGGTACACCGAAGTTCTCCAGGCCAGCGGCAACGGCACCACGCTGCACCGTGCGCTGCGCCTGTGGCCACGCCGCAGCTTCGCCTTCGACGTGCTGGCTGATGAGCAGGAGCGCCGCATCTTGGATGCGTTGATGCGTGCGCACGGCAGCGGCCGTTGGCTGCTTCCTATCTACCCTGACGAACAGCTGCTGCGAACTGCGCTGGCTGCTGGCGCTACGGCCATTCCTTGCAGCACCGAAGGCTACGACTTTGTGGCCGGTGGACGGGCGGTGTTGTGGGCGGGCATCAACGAGTGGGAGGTGCTGGACATCGACAGCGTCGGCAGCACGTCACTTGCGTTAAGCGCTCCTGTCGCCCGTGCCTGGTCACGCGGTGCGCGGTTGCTGCCGCTGCGTTGGGCACGCATGGATGCGTCGTCGCGCATTAAGATGGTCACCGACACGCTGGACCGCCTGTCAGTGTCATTCACGCTTGACGAGACCAGCGAGTGGCCAGCGCAGTTGGCAGACGCGATCTATCGCGGCCACCCCGTGCTGACCTTCCGCCCGGACTTCGCCGAAGACCTCGACGTGGGTTACTCGCGTATCCAGGAGACCACCGACAACCTTACAGCCTTGCCATTCACCTCCGACTTGCCCGACGTCGCCTTCCGCACTGTTCGCACCGTATGGGAGCGCTGGGGCAGGAAAGAGCAAAGCGAGTTCCGAAGCATGTTGTATGCGCTGCTCGGCAGGGCCATGCCGATATGGGTACCTACGTGGCAGCAGGATCTACGCCTGAAGCAGTCTGTGACTGCCGCGGCGACGACGATCACCGTTGAGTGGTGTGGATACACCCTATACAGTCGCCGACTGCAGAACCGGCAGGACGTGGCAATCACGCTCACCGACGGTACTACGCTCTACCGGCGCATCACCGATGCCACGGAAGTCGCCAGCGGCGAGCGGCTCACGCTGGACAACGCGCTGGGCCGGTCCGTGAGCCCGGTCCAGGTGCGCAGCATCAGCTTCCTCGGCTTCTACACGCAGGCCAGCGACACCGTGGAGATCGAGCACATCACCGCAGGTGAGGGCGGCCGCGCCCGGATCCCGCTCGCGTGGCAGGAGGTCGTCCCCGATGCAGCATGAGCGCTTCGGGCGCAAGCCCATCCACCTGTTCGTTTTCACGCGCCAGCATCTCACCTGGCGCTACTGCACCGCCGACTGCGACCTGGACATCGGCGGCAACATCTACCTGAGCGCCCAAATCGAACGCGGCGAGATCAAGCAAACGGTGGAGCGCGCCAAGGACAAGCTGACCATCACCTTCTCCTACCTACTCGACCCGGCCGCACTGGAATACCCCACCACGCAGTTGCTGGGGGATAACTGGTTTCCGAACATCCCTGACGATTCGGTGAGCGTGATCTGCATGGCCTACGACGCCGCCAGTGGCGATCCGCCGATGGTCGAGTGGATGGGCATCGCAATTCAACCGAAGTTCACCAACGCTACCATCGAGATGATCTGCGAGCCCACTAACGGGCTGTCGAGGGCGCGCGGCCAGGGTATGAAGTGGCAGCGCACATGCCCGAAAACGCCGTACTCCAAAGGCCTGCGTGGCTGCAATTTGAGCCGGGAAGCATTCATGGTCGGTGGGGTGGTCACGTCCGTCACCACGGCTGGCATCACTGTCGCCGAGTTCGCAGGGGCCCCCTTCTCGCTGGGCGGCGGTTTCGTTACTTGGATGCGCGGAGATGGTCTCGTGCAGCGTCGCTCGATCACCGGGCATGCGGGCGCAACCGTTGCGCTGCTGTTCGGCGCGGCCGACGTGCCAGTTGGCGCGGTGATCAGCGCGTGGCCCACGTGCCCGCGCACCTGGGCTGCCTGCCTTGCCCGTGCCAATACCCTCAACTATGGCGGCAGCATCTACAAGCCTGTGAAGAACCCGCTGGATGGAGTGTCGATGTCATGGGGCTGAATCGACACATTCGACGCCGCGTGAACATCCATGCATGGCGTGCCAGGTACTTCTGGCTGGATACCCCGGCTGGACGACGCGCGCAGGTGGCCACCTTCTGTTTCGCAGTGCTCGTCGTGATCCTGCAGTTGATCCAGCTGGCTGTCGCCAGCCTCGCGCCACCTCCCACCGGAGAGCCTGTGAAGGCCGTCTATTGGTGGGTCGTGCAGCTGATCATCCTCGTCGTATCCGCAGCGATTTCGTATGCGATGCGGCCCAAGACCGAGAAGCCGAAGCCCGTTGCTGGTGACGCCCCGACCGTAGAAGACGGCGCAGACGTGAAACACCACTTTGGGGACTGCTGGGTGGGCGATGAGTTCCTCCAGGCATGGCGGGTGACCGGAACAAAGCCGATCAAGACGAAGGGGGGCAAGAAGTGAGCGAACTGATCGTCACGCTTGCCCATCTCCGCACCATTCCAGGCTTCAGCGCCCGGGGTGGCTTCTGCCGCCGTGGAGCGCATTCCTTCTTCCTGCAGCACCGGCTGGACTGGAGCCGTTTCATACAAGAGGGCATTCCCGCAGCACAGCTGGAAGCGACGGGGGATGCGATGGCGCAGGCGCTGGTGAACTGGGCAAGGGAGTGTGTCAGTGGGCGGTAAGTCGAAGAAGGTAACTGTCGGGTACTGGTACGAGCTTGGCATTCATGGCGGGCTGGGAATCGGTCCGATCGATGCGTACCTGGAGCTGCGTGGCGGCGATAAGACAGCTTGGAGCGGCGTCGCCACGCACAGCCAGACCATCCAAATCAATGCGCCGAACCTATGGGGCGGCGAGAAAGACCAAGGTGGCATTGTTGGCGAGATGGACCTGATGTTCGGTGATGCCGATCAGATGCCCAGCGCACGACTGGCGCGGATCTTCGGCCCGCAACAGCCAGCGTGGCGCGGCGTCGCTACCTATGCTTTTGAAGGCAAATGGGGTGCGATGAACCCGTACCCTCAGAAGGGCAGTCACAAGATCCGGAAGATTCTTTCCGGGTGGGACGGCGAGTGCTGGTATCCAGAAAAAGCCGCGATCCTGATGGCCGGTACGCCGGGTGTTCAGCCGGACCTAATCGCCGGCTTCAACCATTTCGGTGGTGTGGCGGAAGGTCGGATGGCAACTTCCACCCAATCGTCGCTCAGTTGGACTACCGGCGCGCAGGCCCGGCTTTCAAAGAGCATGCTCTTTGTTCTGGAGTGGGATAACGCTGAGACGGCCGCAAACCTGCCGCGGCGCGCAATTGTGCGCGACCAGGACACGCAGGACGTTATCTATGACACTGAATGGGTCGGCGAGGCTTCGATGAAGTCGGGGCTCAATGCCGTCCTCGAAGCGATCAACCGGACGGATCTGCAGGCGCCGTATCACGCCGGGAACACGACCTCCCGGGTCGTGACTCTCTCTTACATCCCGCGCGCACTTGAATGCACCCAGTACACGGTCCGGCCTGCCGGTGCCGGGAACAGCTTCCATAACCTACTTCAGCTATACATCCCGGCGGTACCCGACAGCCGGCTGTATGGCATGAACCCAGCACATGCCCTGTACTACGTGCGTACACATGGCGAGATCGGCAGGGAGCCGCTGGCGAACATGAACGACGCTAGTTTCCGTGCAGCGGCCGACCGCCTCTACTCGGAAGGCTTCGGTATCACGACGGAATATGCGCCATCTTCGGAGAGCGTCGAAGAGTTCGAACAGCGCATCTGCAAGCTGATCGGCGGCAGCGTCAGCCGCAGCCTGGTCGACGGCCAGTACTACCTCGACCTTGCCCGTGGGGAGTATGTGCTCGAAGACCTGCCCATCATCGGCGATGACGACATCCTGGACTTCAAGATGCAGCCTTCGATCCTTGATGGCGCCGTGAACAGCATCAGCGTCAAGTACTTCGACCCCGACAAAAAGGAGTCGATCAACACGCCGCCGGCACAAGTTCTGGCGTTGATCGATGCCTTCGGCCTGATTCACCAGGATGTCGAGTATCCGGAGGCTCCCACAGCTGAGCTTGCGACGCTGCTCGCAGAGCGTGACGTGAGGCTGGGGGCAACACCGACCAGGGCCCAAGAGCTCGTCGTTATCCCTGATGCTGTACGCGCGATCCGGCCGAACCAGTACTTCCGGCTGAAGTCACCGAAGCGGCGTATCGCGGAGATGGTTTGCCTGCTTGGGGAGAAGCAAAGCGGAACGCTTAAGAGCGGCGGCGTGAAGCTGGTGGCCTCGGAGGACACGTATAGCCTGCCGGCCAGCGCATTTGTTGAAGTTGAGCCTGGGGTTGATACGCGCCCGGACCCGACCGCACATCCGATCAGCCAGCAGGTTGCGTTCGAAGCACCCTACATCGAGCTTGTGCAGCGGATCGACCGTGCGAACCTTGACGTACTCGGGCCCGACGCGGGCTACGTGATCGCGGCAGCAGATCAGCCCGCAGCTGGCGGGCGGAACTTCGTGCTTGCAGTCGCGGATGTGACCGGGGCCTACACCCAGGATGGCGCTGGCGAATGGTGCCCGGTGGCCATCGTCGCGGGCGATCCGCTGACCGACATCATCGGCCTTCTGGAGCAGTCCATCCCCGTCGCGTCGATCACCCATGCCGACACCATCGCTGTGGGCTCCGCCGCCCTCTGGGGTGACGAGATCGTGCGGGTCGACGCCGTGGATCCGGATGCCGGGGTGATCACTCTGGGACGCGGATGTGCGGACACGATGCCGGCTGCGCATGCCGCTGGCAGCCAGGTGTGGTTCTACGACGACGCGGGGGTCTCCGACCTGGTCGAGTACGCAGCGGGCGAATCCGTGCGGGTGAAACTGCTGACGTCGACCGGCACGCAGATCCTGGACACGGCAAGCGCCCTGACGATCACGGTGCCCATCGTGGGGCGCGTTGGTCGCCCGTACCCGCCAGCGCGGTGCGCTGTGAACGGCACGCTGTACCCTGCCGTGCCTGTGGCAGTGACGGGAAACATCGTGGTGACCTGGGCATCCCGGGATCGGGAGGCCCAGGCTGATCAGCTGTTCGACGCCCTCATGCCGTCCATCACCCCGGCGCAGCTGACTCGGTTCGGCGTTCGCGTTCTGACCGGCGATCTTGTGCCGGTCACTTCACGCGAGGACGTCGCCGGCACGACTGCGACGATCAAGCTCCCGGCTGCTGGAACATACGTCATCGAGCTGTACTCACTGAACGATGCTGGGCCCAGCCTGCAGGTTTTTCGCGGGCGGGTTGACCTGACGCTGGGATCAAGCCCACCGGCCGTAGCCGAGATCGTGGCGCCAACTTGGACACGCCCGGAAGTGATCATCGATGCCGGGGAGATTACCTGATGGCGGAGGTCATTTCTTACCGGTTCCTTGTTCGCGGTGGCGCCGTGGACGCCGTGGCCGCGCTCAATGAAGTGCCGCTTCGGCGAGAGCTTGTCATTGAGACTGACACGCTGAAGATGAAGCTCGGCGATGGCGTGAAGCGCTACAACGACCTCCCATACTTCTCAGGCGGTAGCACGATCATCACCGTCTCTGCCGCCCCGGTGGCGGGGCAGGGTCAGGACGGAGACTATGCAATCTGGCCGAGCTCCACAGCGCCGATGCTCTACGGTCCGAAGGCTGCAGGTGCCTGGCCGGCCGGCGTGCCACTGAAAGGCGCGAACGGCGCAACCGGCAGTGTTTGGTTGCGTGGCAGCACCGTGCCGGCGGGTTCCCAGGGTGCCAACGGCGACTACTACCTGCGCACCACCACGAACGACGTCTATGCGAAATCGGCGGGTACATGGTCGGTGGTGAGCAACCTGCAGGGTTCGCCGGGCGCCCCGGGTGAAAAGGGCGATGCTGGCGTACCAGGGCCGTCCTCGCATTGCTTCCCCACTGCCAGCTTTAGTGGCGGGGCCGGTGTCATTGAGGTGGGCGCCGCTCAGTCCCTGTATGTGCCATTCGGGTTCACGGTTACCGGCGCCGCGCTGATCGCAGACCGGGTGGGCACCGTCCAGATCGACATTCGTAAGACGTCGTTTGCCACATATCCACCGACGTCTCTCAACAGTATCTGCGGTGGCTCGCCGCCCACGCTTTCGAACGTCGATAAGGGCATCGTCTCGGACCTTTCACTGTGGGACGTGGACGTCGCCGCCGGCGACACCCTCCAGTTCATCTGCACTGCCTGCGTCGGTATCAAAGCCGCGACGCTGACCCTCACCGGATTCAGGAGCTAACTCGTGCCCCGCGTTATTCGAACCATCACGCTCAACTCCACGGCTTCGGATGCGAACTTCCGAGCCTTCGTGTCTGAGGTCGAGAGCCTGCTTGCCGCCTGTGGGCTGGTACGCACGACCGACACCGGGCAGATCAACTCTGCAACCGTAGCTCTCCCCTCGGTCGCCACCTTCGCGGGCTACAGCGTCTGGCGTTTTAACGACCCTCTGCAGTCCGCCGCCCCAGTATTTTTGAAGTTTCAGTTTGGAGTCGGTGCGAGCACGAACCGTTATGCAACGACGCTACAGATCGGCAAAGAGACCGATGGGGCCGGCAACCTCGCTGCGGCTACGTCCACCGCCGTGATCTCGTCAGTGCCTGGCACCGCCTCGAGCACTGCCTCGACAACGTGCTATGCAACCCATTCGGCAGGCTTTTTCGCCATCTCATTCGGGCTCGGGTATTACCCCGCAGCCTATACCGGCTGCTGCGACTGGATCGTGGAGCGCGTCAACGACAATACGGGGGCCGCTACGGCCGAAGGGGTCGTTGTGATCGGGCCCTCTACCACCGGACAGCGCGCTGCGGCATGTCAATCCGTCGCTGCCCGGTACCTTCCTTCTTTTTCGCTCACGACCGGCGCCGCCTTGGGCTTTGTCCCATTCGCGGTGAACGATTCAAAGGTAGGGTTGTCCCCGCAATTGCCATTGCATTTCGTGCCGCTGCCGAAGTGGCGTCCCTTGGTCGGCACGGCCTCGAACATCGCAGGCGAAGTCACCGAGGGTCAGACATTCGAGGCAACTCTGATTGGCACCGTGCCCCGGACCTACATCGGCCTCGGGGGTGCATTTGGGTGCACTGCGGGCACATCGCCCGCGACCCACACGGCAGTCCTCTGGGAGGAATGACGCATGGCAGACCCGATCAGCGGCTTTGATGCGCAGAAAATCTCCGTCCTTGGGGAAGACGGCTCGGTCGAGGCAATAGCATCCGTCCAAGCTATTGACCTTTCTCCGCCCCAAGGCAACACAGCCCCCCAGACCCATGTAGTGGTCAGCCTCACGGGCTGATAAAGACAGGGCGGCAGCCTAGCACCTGCAAGTGCCAGGCTGCCGCTTCAACACACGCGATCTCACCGCGTGGCATTTGCCGAGGCCCTGCTGCTCCGCGAAGCGGCTGCAGTCTCGTCTATCAACATCGCAAAAGGTGAGAAATGCCTAACCCTGTGATTCCCTGGCCCGGCGGTAAGCGCCGGCTGATCAAGCACCTCTATCCTCATTTCCCGGCGCACGAATGCTACGTGGAGGCCTTCGCCGGTGGCGCGGCCGCGCTGCTGATGCGCCCGCATCCGGCCCCTGTGGAAGTAATCAACGACATCAATGGCGAACTTGTACGTCTCTATCGGTGTCTCCGGCATCACCTCGATGAGTTCATCCGCCAGTTCCGCTGGGCCCTGGTCAGCCGGGAGATGTTCGAATGGGCGCAGATGGAAAGGCCCGAGACCCTGACCGACATCCAACGGGCGGCGCGGTTCTACTATCTGCAGAAGCTGGCCTTCGGCGGTAAGGTCCATGGGCAGAGTTTCGGCTACGTGGCCAGCGGCAGCGGCCCTCGCCTCAATCTATTACGCATTGAGGAGGAACTGAGTACCGTTCACCTACGCTTGGCCAGGGTCATCGTCGAGCATGGTCCGTGGCATGAGGTGGTGGAACGCTACGACCGGCCTGCGACGCTGCACTATTTGGATCCTCCCTACTGGGAGACTGAAGGCTATGGGGTTGATTTCCCGTTCAGCGAGTACGAGCGGATGTCGGACTACATGAGGGTCGCAAAAGGAAAGGTCGTTATGTCGATAAATGACCATCCTGAGATACGGAAGGTCTTTGCCGGATTCACGATGATTCCGTTGCAGACTCGCTACACAATCGGCCGCGAGGGCCGTGATTCAGTTGCAGGGGAACTCATCATCAAGAGCTGGGATGATAGCCAGGCGACTTTAATCTAGGTTTCGTTGTATAAAAACCACTATGCCTAAATGCAGCCTTTGCCTCTCCGAAGTCAAATCGCTGGTCAAGTCCCACATCTACCCTCGCGCTCTCAACCAGCGCGAGGGTCAACCCGCTTCCACTCTTGCCGTGGTCGGGCGCAATACCCGCCCTCAGAAGAGCCCGACTGGTATCTATGAGCGATTTCTGTGTCAGAACTGTGAGAATATTTTTAATCCCTGCGATACGCACTTTGTCAATTTGGTGCGCGATGTAGAGATTTGGGAGCGGCGACTTGATCCTCGCATCGAAGATCCTTTGGCATGGGTCATTCCCGAGGGAGTGGTGAGCCCACGACTTCTGCGGCTTTTCGCAAACTCTTTACTTCTGAGAGCCCATTTGGTCTCTCATCCCTTCTTCAGGAAGGTTCAGCTCGGGCCTCATTACGAACGCTTGCGAACCCTCGTGCTAACAGGTGATCCTGGTGGGGATGACGAGTTTGCAGTTTTGTTGATTCGACAGAAGGGCATCATCGGCCAAATTGGGAGCGAACCCACGAAGCTCAAGCTTGATGGAGTGAGGGCCTATTGGTTGGCTCCGCCGGGCCTTCGTGTCGTTGTAAAGGCCGACAAACGACCCTTTCCTGCGTTGTTTCGCGAGCATCAGATCCGCGATGGACACCCAGTTGTTGCTATCAGGCGGCCTCAGCTTCAGGAAGAGGTTGATGACATCAAGCTGATAACTCATCCATTCAGAGATAATATTTCACGTATTTTAAGGACGATTCCGTAGCCTCTGTTGTTGAGCCTTTTCATGCGGGTTTGTGCGCGGCCAAATCACATTCCTTCCCTGCGACTTGCTCACGTTCACCTGCTAAAAGGAAGGCGCGGCTTATGGTTGCATACTAGCCAGCACTTGCTTTGGCAAGGTCTTAAATCATGCCTTGCAAGCTTCCCTCTGGGTGCGCCCCCAGCTTCACAAGCCAGGTGGCTACTAATTCGATGATTGCCGTTTCGTCTTCTGGGTACTGGTCAATCAGCCGCTCTTCGACCTCGTCGCAGGTTTCCCAGAAGGCCGTAGACTCGCCGTGCTGCAGCAGGGCGTGTCGGATCTCGTTGAAGGCAAGCTCGTAGTCGGCTCTCTGCTGATCACTCATTGCCGGCCTCCGGTTCGACCATCCCCGCGTCGCGGATGATTGCTTCTACCTGGTCGTGGAAATACCTATGGTCCTGAGTGGCCACGTACTGCTCGAGTACTTCTGCCTCCCCGGCGACCTCTTGGGCCTGTTCACCGGCGGGACTGGATTTGGCAATGATGGCCGCCCGGGCCTTCAAATCGTCCAGGCGGTCGTTCAGCTCGGCGCGGGTCAATTTCGTGTCCATGGACAAATCCTAAAGCTTGTGGGCGTTATGCTCCGGTCAACCGGAGGTGACGCGTGTGCTATTCAGCTCAGATCGAAGCCGACTACAAGAAGTTCGTCCGCGAATTCGGCGCAGTGGTGGACCTGGAGCTGTTTGCCCAGCTTTGGCTGCGCGACAACAATAAGACCCGGCGGCCGAAGACGCCCAGGGCGCTGGACCTGTCGTTCCTGCGCCCCGGCGACTCCAGCGTGGCCGCCATCGCCGCCGAGATTCGGGAATGGGACAACGACGAAGTCGCACAGCTTGAGATTGAGCTGGCCAAGCAGACCGAGCGCCTGGCCGCTGCCGAGCAGAAGCTGGCTACCAAGCCCACGAAGACCGCGGCGAATGAGCAGCGGATCTCCGGGAACAAGATCGAGCAGATCAAGCGCAGGATTGCTGACCTGAAGCGGGCGAATCTCGAGGCCCGCGATTCCCGCATGTTCCCCGGCTACTACTGCCCGGTGCTGGTCAGCGAGGGCGGCAAGCTGGTCGTCAAGCCGATGCGCTATCAGTGCCGGCCGGCAGGGAAGCCAGCGTTCTACGACGAGAAGTATCCGGGCACCTATAACGCACGGAGGAGCAGCCTTGAGGACTATTGGAAGAAGCAGTTCGGATACACCCACGGGCTGGTTGTGGCCTCACGCTTTTACGAGTGGGTAACAGTTGATGGAGAGAACTGGGAGCTCGAGTTCGTCCCGCGAACTGGCGAAGACATGCTCATTGCCTGCTTGTGGTCGCACTGGACCGACCCGAAAGGGAAGGAGCCGGACCTGCTGAGTTTCGCGGCCATCACCGACGAGCCCGAGCCTGAAGTCGCCGCCGCCGGCCACGATCGGACGATCATCAACATCAAGCCCGAGCACATTGAAGCTTGGCTCAACCCGAACCCTGCGGACCTGCAGGCGCAATACGCGATCTTCGACGACAAACGACATCCGTATTACGAGCACAAGATTGCGGCGTGAAAATAAGCTCAATTAATTTTTCTGGTCCGAGTTGTTGGGATTGTGACTGTCTCGTACTATCGGTCCGTACGCTCACCAAACCTTTGATCTGTAATCACCTTGGAGACCAACATGGAAGGACCCAACCCCTATCGACCGGGCGCAGGAATTGCACCATTGGTGCTGGCGGGACGCGATGAAGCGATCACAACAGCGAAGAATGCACTGACCAACGTGCTTAGGGGCGCGCCGCAGCGTCCGATTGCATTCTATGGCTTGCGTGGCGTAGGGAAGACCGTGGTCCTCAACGAAGTGCAGACGAACGCTTCCAATCAAGGCGTCGTTTTCGAACACATTGAAATTTCAGAGAATGACAATTTCAAGAATGTGATAATGCAGAAGGTGCGAAAGATACTGTACCGCTTGGACACGCTTGCAGCGGCGAAAGGCAAAGTGTTGGAGGCCTTCAAAGCACTTAAGGCGATTTCCTTGGCGTTCCCTGGTGGGCCTGAGATCAAAGTCGATCTCGAAGCTCCAGAAGGAACTGCCGACTCAGGAAATTTTCAGAGTGACCTTACCGATCTAATGGTGATACTGGGCGAGGCGGCGAAGGAGAAGGGTAAGGCAGTATGCTTTTTTATTGACGAACTTCAGTATCTCAAGGAGGAGGATTTTGAGGCCATCATTGCTTCATCTCATCGTGTCAGCCAGAGGACTCTTCCCATTCAGTTCATATGTGCCGGTCTCCCTCAGATTCTAGCAAAAGCTGCCGACGCGAAATCATATGCTGAGCGACAATTCAACTTCTTCGAATTAGGCAGGATTAAAGAGCCTGCTGACAAGGAGGCAATTGAGGGGCCGCTTATTGGGACGGGAGTAACAATCGAAGTAGCTGCAACCAAAGAGGTGCTTCGCGTTACCGGCGCATACCCATACTTCATCCAAGAGTACGGCAGCATCCTTTTCGAGAAGCTGGAACATGGCGTCATTACAGCTGGGTTTGTCAAAGAGAACGAGAAGGTCTTCTACGATAAGCTTGACGAGAGCTTCTACAGGTCGCGTTGGGAGCGGGCAACGGACATGGAAAAAAAGTACATGCGCGCAATGGCCATGATCGGGGCTGGCCCCTACAAATCCGCAGAGGTAGCCGAAAAAATGCAACGCAGGCAAGATTCGATTAGTCCTCTCCGTGGAGGGCTGATCCACAAAGGTTTTATCTACTCCCCGAGCCATTCCTTGGTGGATTTTACCGTCCCAGGCTTTGATGAGTACCTTAAGCGTGCCGGCGAGATTTGA